AGTGAGCGTCTAAGGTCTATGTATTCCATCATAGCTTCTTCGGCTGTACCTTCCCACTTATCAAATTGTGGTATATGCCATGAAGCTCCCCATCTTATTGAAACCCCTTCTTTTATTGATGCTTCTTTGAACGCATCCGCTATATCATCATATAAATTCAATTCCCATGAAATGCGTGAGCCAATATACGCAACAACGTCCACCGCATCCCCTGTTAAATGTTTACTTTTTAGACTCTGTGACGCACCTCTAGCTACTAAATCCTCTTGTTCTTTTTGAGTTCTTAAACCCGATGTAACGCCAAAATCGACATTAGAAAGACCTATGGCGGTGGTTACTACCGAATGTAATTCGTTTTTTACTCCATCTAATCTGCCTAAAGAGCGTTGTGATAATTTGAAAGCCATTATTTTCTCCTTAATTTAGTGAATGACCGCAAACCAAATGACCCCGCTATTGATGCGTACATTCCATATTTTATAAAGTCTGGGGTCTTTTCCAGATTTTCCCAACCTCTAGCCATTATATCTTGCATACCACCCAAAGGGATAAAATTTGCTAATATAATAGCGACAAAAACAATAGTCCACAATTCATCTTTCCATGAACTCTTTGAAGCATCCATTGCCATCGTTTCCCAATTAGCTGTTCCTTCAGCTATTTTTTGCTCTTTGACTGCTTTTGCTTTTTGTATTTGTGATTTACTGTCCAGATAAGACGTACCTAGACCGACAATCGAACCAAGTAATTGTGTAATCATTTTTTCACCCCTGTTCTATCTAATACCGAAAAACCCATGAAAGCACCTACTATCCCCGCTTGTGCCAGATAAAATAGATTTGAAAGGTCTGTGAGTAGTTTTATTCGTGAATCTGGTATCAAGGGGGTAAACATTACAATAGTAAAGACCAACATAGACCCTAGAGAAACCCAAGCCATGTTTCGTTGGTGCATTTGTTTTCTGTTAATTCTTTTGACTTCTTCTGTTTGTTGCCAACTATCTATTTCAATATCGGAAATAACACCATCTTTGTTAGCGTCCATTTCGTTATATTTTGAATCTTTTTCTAATTTTTTTTGTGTCATTCTTTTCT